TATTAACACTATCCGACTTGTCAAATGTATGGACAATTTTTTTATATTCCAAATAGTTTGTTAAAATATTATCCAAATATAAAAATGTTGTATAAGGCATTGTTACAACATTCTTTTCAACATCTTTCTTAATTCCCCAATCTAATTTCAGTGAGTTTGTTTGAGAAATTCCAAATAATGGAATCATTAACAACACCATTGTTTTGAATATTAGTTTTTTCATTTTCAGAAATTTTTTGCTTTGAATTTTGAATGTCGCTTAAATAAATTATTCTTTGAGAATTATTTTCTAAAATAATTTGCTTTAAGTTTTCATTATTTTCTTTTAATAATTTGTTTTCATTTTCCCTTAAAACATAATTTATAAATGTTGTATCCTTCAAAGATGTTGTAATAGATGGTGATATTTCGGCACTTTTTCTAAAAAATTGCCAAATTATTATTGAAACAGCTATTAAAGCTATTCCAATAATAATTTTTTGGATGGTAGTAATATTTTTCATAATTATTTAAAATTTCTTACCGTGCATTTTCTCTCTCGTTTTATTATAACGTAATTTTTGTAATATATGCCACTCCAAATCAATTCCTTCACCACCTGCAATATCTAATAATCTAATAACACTATCTGCTAATTCATCTTGATAGGAATCTTTTATGAAGTCTTGAAAAGTCTTTACAAAAGATTCACCATCGGAATTTTCAATAACAGTTTTTAAACCATCGTTAATGGGTTTAATTTCTCTTTTTCTAAGACTTTCTAATGCTTCCGAAAGTTCGCTTGTCACCAATGCAAGCCTTTGTGCTTGAAAAGCCTTTGTAACAGAATTTCTAAAGTCTTCATCTTCAATAGTTTGGATTTTTAAATTCGCATCCCAAAAACCTTTTTCAACATTTGTTGAATGAATATCTTCTTGTAAATTTTTAATTGTAGTCATTATTTTAAATTTGGTTTATGATATGTTTCTATACAACTTGTTGAATAATTTAGATTATATTTTATAATAAGTTCACCAACTTGATATGTTATAGTTTTATTTTTATAATATGTTTGCAAAATTAAAAATTTCAACAAAGTATCATCAATTTTTGATAATGCTCTCACTAATGAAATTTGTCTCCCAACTTCTTTTACAAAATAATCTTTTTTAGAACATTTTGAAATTCCTTGTGCAATTATTTCTTTTGTAAGAGTATTTTCAATAAAACATATTGAAATATCGTTTGGAACAACATCTTTCCAATGCCACAATTCCATCTTTCTTGTAAAAGCGGTTTTTCTAATATGTTTAAAATAAATCTTATATTGAGTGTTGTTATATTCTATTAACATAGTTTTAATTATTTAAAGTTTTAATTTCTTTTTCTAATGTGTTTGTTATATTTTCAAAAGTTCCTATTAATTTAGTGAACATATCTGTGAGTGCTGTTTCCAATTTTGAAATAGAATTTTCATCCATTGATGAATTTTTAACATCTTCTCCAATTTGAGTTAATTGTTTCTCAAATGGTGAAAATTCTTCTAACATTTCTAATTCTTCTGTTTTCATTTTTGTATTAATTTTAAATTTTCAAAATTCTTCCCATTCCACATTAAAAACATTGTGAAAATGCAATGATTAACATTATCAAATTCAATATCACCACCATGATTTTCGATAGTCATTGTAAAATATTCTCTTTTTCTAATTATGGGAAGACCGTTCTCATAAGTTGTAATTCCTTTATATTCCTTTATTTTTCTATTGACTCTAAATAGAATATTGTAAGTCCTAAGCCAATTTAAAATTTTCTGTGGATAAAATTCTAAATTATTATGCAAAAATACTTCATTAACTTCTAAATTCGTCTCCATAAGCTATTATTTGATGATTTTAATTTTCTAAAATTTAATTTTACACATTTTATTTTATAAAAAGAGGAATTAAAATAACTTGTATTATATTTTTCCAATGCTTCTTTTTCCGTTTCAAAACCTTCTGACCATTTTGTGGGAAGAATGAATTTTCCACTTTTACCTTTGATGTCTTTTGTTTTATATAGTTCAAATAAAAACCAACGTTCTGAAAAATCATAGACTTCATTCATAAATGTTTAACGATTGGATTTTACTTTCCATATTATTTATTTTCTAAATCGTTGTCTAAAATTTCCGTAACTCGTTCATACACTTCCCAAGATTGAACACCATGTTCATAAAGGAGTTCTAATTCTTTTTTATTTGCTAAAAGGTTTTCCCACACTCTTTTAGGAATTGTAATTGTTTCTTCTTGTGTTTTCATTGTGTTAAATTAATTATTAAATTTATTTTTTATAATTAGCCAAAAGCATATTTTTAATACACTTTTGACTAATTATATTCAATTTTGAAAAAATTGTTATTTGTAAAATATTATCCACTACAAGCTATACACGCATCGGGATTATCTAAAGAACATGTAACAGAATCTTCGGGAGAATATTCTTCAACAATTTCTTTCACAAAAACTTTTGGAACATTAATAGTTGAAACGTCAATTCCCAAAGCCTTATTTGCTTCTGTAATAGATTTTGTTCTAATATAATAAGACCCTGTTTTTAATCCTTTTTTCCATCCATACATTAAAGCACTTGAAAGTTTTGCAAAATTAACATTTTGAAAAAACAAATTCAAACTTTGTGTTTGACAAATAAAAGGACTTCTATCTGCCGACATGTCTATGATGTCCTTCATTTTTAATTCCCAAACAGTTTTATAAATGTCTTTGATTCTTTGGGGAATTTCATCAATGTTTTGCACACTTCCATCTGCTAACATTATACGTTTTTTCATATTCTCATCCCACACACCCAATTTAATCAAATCTTTTATTAAAAACTTATTTGTTACAACGAAAGTTCCCGAAAGAGTATTTCTTTTGTAAATGTTTGATGTAAATGGTTCAAAGCACTCATTGTTACCAAGTAGCTGACTTGTTGAAGCCGATGGTGGTAGCGACAAACTAAGAGAATTTCTTACACCATATTTTTTAACATCTTCTCTCAAAGTTTCCCAATCCCACATTCCCGAAAGTTTAATAGGGGTTCTTTCAATAATTTCTGTCTTACCTTCCTTTGTTCCAACCTTTCTATCTTCCCACATATCAAATTGGAAAATACCTTGCGAAATTGGACTTCCTTTAAAAGTTGAATATGCTCCCGAATACCCAATTAAATTTGGGTCATCTGTCACATCTTTAAAATTTTCTTGTCCAACTTTTTTAGAAATATCCTTTGAAGATGTAATTGCTGCAAAATACAATGTTTCAAAAATCTTTTTGTTCAAATCCTTTGCAAATTCACTATCGAAAGGAACTTCTAACATTGCAAAAACATCTGCTAATCCTTGTACACCAAGTCCTGTTGGTCTATGTCTTGAATTACTTACATCACCTTCTTTAATAGGGTTTAATGTTACATCAATGATTCTATCCATATTCTTAATCATTTGATAAGTGGTATCATAGAATTTTTCAAAATTAAATGTTCCATTTTCAACAAATTTCGGAAGTCCCATTGTACTAACTGTACAAATAGCCGTTTCATCCTTTGATGTAAATTCAACGATTTCTGAACATAGATTTGAGGAACTAATTACTCCAATATTTTTTTGATTAGATTTTTCATTAATACTATCTTTATAAAGAATGTATGGAGTACCTGTTTCAATTTGGTTTTCCAAAATTTTCATCCATAAATCCCTTGCCTTAATCTTTCTTCTAAACTTACCTTCCGAAACATACTTTTTATAAAGTGTTTCAAATTCTTGTCCGTAAACATCATGTAAATTGGGAGATTCATTTGGACACATCAACCACCAATCTCCATCATTATTAACAGCATCCATGAACAAATCATTTACCCACAATGCTAAGAACAAATCTCTCGCTCTCAATTCTTCTGCACCACTATTTTTTCTCAATTCAATAAAATCAAAAACATCATCATGCCACGGTTCTAAATAAATTGCAAAACTTCCCTTCCGTCTCGATGCTTGATTAACATATCGTGCCGTCTCATTAAAAACTTTAAGCATTGGGATAATTCCATCACTTTTTCCATTAACACTTTTAATAGCAGAATTTTTTGCACGAATTTTTGAAATACTTATTCCAATACCACCTGCTAATTTTGAAATTTTAGCTGTATCAGCAAGAATTTTATAAATTTCATCTAAACTATCATCATCAACTTTCAAAAGAAAACATGAAGATAATTGTGGCATATTTGTTCCTGCATTGAACAAAGTGGGTGTCGCATGTGTTGCATATTTTTCAGAAAGAATATTATATGTATTTAAAATTTCTTCCAAATTATCTCCCCAAATTCCAACAGCCACTCTCATATACAAATGTTGTGGACGTTCAATAATTCTACCACTTCTATCTTTTAAAAGATATGACTTTTCCAATGTTCTATATCCAAAATAGTCAAAATTAAAATCTCTGTCGTAAACAATAACAGCATCTAATTCTTTCTTATGCTTTTGAACATTTTTGTAAAAAATTTCAGACACCAAACTTTCAGAATATAATTTTTCAACTGTTTGTGAAAAACTTTTGGAAGTGTCTTTATGTAATGATGTTACAAGTATTCTTGCAGCGAGTGTTGAATAGTCAAAGTGAATTGTTGAAGCACTTGCAGCTTGTTCTGCAATCAATTCATCAATTTGTCTTGTTGTTGCACCATCAAACAATCCTTGTATAACATTAATTGCTAATTTGTCAACATTTACAAAATTTGTATCTAAGGAATAACATTGTTTTTTAATCCTTGCTACAATTTTATTAAAATTTAATTCTTCGGAGTTTCCGTTTCTTTTTGTAATATTCATTTATATATTTGTGATAATTAATTTAATGATGTATTTAAAGTCTTTATTATATTTTAACATGTGTTGAAATTTTACGTTTAAAAAAGAACATCTTTTCCAAAATGTTCTTTTTTAATTTCATCGAGTGATGTTTTTTAAAAATCTTCTTCAATTAAATTATTTCCTGTATTTGACATTGAGTTTACAACACTTGCTTTGTTGTATTCTGCAACACGTTTTTCAAAGAAATTTGTTTTACCACTCAATGAAATTGCTTCCATGAAGTCAAAAGGATTTTCTGAATTGAAGTGTTTGGGATACCCTAAATTTAATAAAAGTCCATCCGCAACATATTCCAAATATTGTGCCATCAATTTTGCGTTCATTCCAATAAGACTTACAGGAAGACTTTCTGTAATGAATTGTTTTTCAATATCTAAAGCATCTAAGACAATTTCCAAAATTCTTTCGTGCGAAAGTTTATTTTCAATGTGATTTTTGTAAAGATGACAAGCAAAATCACAATTTCCAGTCATAATACCATTAAAAACACCTGACCCATTTTTATGGTCTGTAAAACAATAAGTATCGGATGTATATTCTTGTTCTATTACATCAACCACTTTTATAAATTGTGAACTTTTACTTCTTATTTCATTATTTTTATCAATATTCAATCTTTTAGGACTGAAACCTAATGATTTTAATCTTGTAACATCTTGTGTTTTTATATATAAAACATAAAGTTCTTTACAATTATAATTTATACCCTTTATATTAGTAATTCTATTAGGTTGTGCAACTTTTAAATTACAATTACATCCCATTGTTAACAAAAGTTCTTTTATCTTAGATAAAAATTCTAAATTTATTGATGTACATTGAATTGCAACTTTTCCATCTTCTAATTTCTTTATACATCCATCACCATCTAAATAACCTTCTAACCATTTTAATTTAGTTTCAATTGAATAATTTATTGGAACTTCATATTTTCTTTCAATATCATTATGAAGTCTTACCATAAATCTATTTTCATTAAATAATTTATAATCCAATTCTTTCAACAATTCTTTTTTAGCATCAAACAATACTATACATGGACTTTTACCATTATGTTCATAATGACCATCTGCACAAAATAATCCATGTGTATAAGGATACTTAAATTCATTAGGGTCTTCTAAATCTAATATTGGTAATTCATATTTTTGTAGTATATCACCTTTTTTCAAATCAATAGTCTGCTTCTTTTCATATTTATAATATTTTGGTTGTCTATGTTTTGTTAAATCATTTGCAATAAACCAATTATGACCGTATGTACATTCTAAAGATGTACCATTATTCAATATAACTTTATATATTTTTTTATTCTCTCCTGTTTTAACAGGTACAACATTTGACCACTCAATACCATTCCAAATTTCTATTTCTTTATTTACAAAATTTGAAATTGGTAAAATACCATCTTTAGTTATTATAGTCGTATTTGGAGTTACGCAATGGAGTGCTTCATCTTTTGAAATGAGTTCATTTGAAAAACTCAATCCGTGCATCAGTCCTCTTTTCTTCAAATAAAACAAAGCTGCGAAGGAAGAACTAAAGAAAATACCTTCTACAACAGCAAATGCTATAAGTCTTTCTACAAAACTATCACTATCAATCCATTTAAGAGACCAATCACCCTTCTTTTTGATTGCGGGGTTGTATTCTAAAGCATTAAATAATTCATGTTTTTCCTGTGGGTCTTTGATAAAGGTATCAATTAACAATGAATAAGTGTGACTATGTATGTTTTCCATCATTATTTGAAAACCATAAAAAAACTTTGCTTCCGAATATTGAACTTCTTTTAAAAAATTTTGTGCAATATTCTCATTTACAAGACCATCGGATGCTGCAAAAAATGCCAGAGTTGTCTTTATAAAGTGTTTTTCATTCTCATTTAATTTATTTTCCCAATCATTGATGTCACTAACTAAATCAATTTCTTCAACTGTCCAAAAACTTGCCAAATGCTTTTGATAATATTCCCAAATATCGTGATGTTCGATTGGAAACAAAACGAACCTGTTAGGATTTTCTACTAAAATTTTTTCCATTTTATTTTTAAATTTATTGTTAATTGGCTTTTATAAATAACCTTATATATTACTTTTTAGTTTCAAAATTTCTCCATTTATTTTGGTTGGTTAAAGGTTTTCTCGTAGTATTCTCCTGCTCCTTCAATTCCAAAATAATGTAAAGCATCAATAATCTGTTGCTTTTCTAATTCTAAAAGACGATGTGCCTTTGCTCTCAAAATCAATATTTGTCGATAATAATCGAAATTTTTAATTTCATTAAACTCATTAATTAATTCTTGTAATGCTGTCATTGGTTTGTTTGGTTAAAGGTTTCGTTATAATAATCTTCTGCTGATTTTGGCTTTAAATCTGCCATTAATAAAAAAAAACAATCATCCCAAGCATCAATAATCTGTTGCTTTTCTTTTGCTAATAAATCATGTATTTTATACATAATATCATGTACTTGTAAATTTTCATTTAATTCTTCAAGATTATTGTTTACATGGAGAAAATAAATTAATTCTTGTAATGCTGTCATAGTAATTTATTTTCTTTTAAAATGATTAATATATGCTTACATTTCGTAAAATCTTCTTCTATCAAATTATCCCAATTTCTTTTATCTATTCTCGAAACATTTTCAACAGTTCTAATAATTTGTATTAAAAAAGGATATTCTTGTAATAATTCGTTATATTGTTGTTCCATCATATTTCAATTGAAATGTGCATTATTCATCTTATTTCTTTTTAAATCGTTCAACCCATCCATCTTTACCACTTGGTTCGGGAGCTGATGAGGCAAGTAAAGCTAATTCAGTATTTCTTGTTTTTGTTAAAATTGCAACATAACAATTACCTCTTTGTACTTGTAGTAGTTTTCTAACCTCATCTTCACTATACATTTGCTTTTGCATATATTCAGCACCTGCTATAAATAATTCTCTTTCATATTCTTTTTTTTGCTCATTTATTAATCTTGAATGAGAAAGTCTAAAATATTTATTTATAGCTTCTTCTATTGTTTCTTGTTTAGATTCTTCTATTGGAATAATAATTTTGTAAAATTCTTGATAAGGAATATCTTTTGTTTTATTATACCCCTTATTCAGAATATTAATTTCAACTTCCTCACAACTTGGATTATTAACAAACCATTCCAAGAACTCATCATCAATAGATTGAACAGTATTAACAATTAAATCTTCATCGGTTGTCAGAATAATTTTTTTACATTCTCCTTTTAGTGGAGTAATACCTTCACCAAGCTCTCTATTATGTTTTCCCGAATCGAATAACATCCTGTCATATAATTTATGTTTATATGCTTGGCAAATAATATTACCTCCCCCTAATTGGTTTAAATAATAACACCAATCACCTTCTTTTATATCTTCATCATTAGTAATGTATATATGTACATTCTCACCTCTTGGTATATCATTATAGGTTCTTAAAACTAAATTATTAGTGTCAATAAATTTACCTAACTCACTTGGTTTATCTGTTAGTATTACATGTATATTTTTCATATTATTTTTTAAATATTTGATTAAAAACTTTATAATACAAATGTATTTCAAATTTATTTATTTGTCAAGCATTTTATAAAATAAATTTTTAAAAACCATTTGTTAAAAGTCCTAAAGCCTTTCGAGCAGAACTCGATTTACCTTTTGGATTACCCTGTTCAGATTCTTCAACATAATTTCCCAAAATTGACATTGCACCGTTTGCTGTATCAATTGAAATATTATCTGTCATACCATCATAGCCATATCTATTTTTCATCCAATGTATTCTACCCATATTATTAGCTTTATCGTCTTTATCTCTTGATAAACTTAATGAAATATCAGCAATCATACCTTTGTTATACGAACCTGCCATTTTATCACTTTCAATGATTTTGTCCTTTGAACCACTTCTGTTAATTTGACTTGGTGAAATAATTGGAAAATCAAATTCCGCTCCCATATCTCTCACTTCATTGAACATATCATCCGTTTCATCCGTTTTGTCAAAATACTTTCCACTAACTTCGGGTTTTAACAAATCAATATAATCAATTATTAATAAATCGGGCTTAAACCCTTCGATACGTTCCAAACTTCTTAAATGTGATTTTATGTACGAAAGTCTCTTCTTTTTCGATTTTAATCTAAAAATTTTCAAACCACCTTCTAAACTATCTAACACTTCTTGAATATCATTTTTATGAAAACTTAACTCATTTAAAGGAATTTGAGTAAACTTTGCATCAAACCTTTTTCCAATATATTCTTCATCTAATTCTAATGTATAATATAATACGTTATATCCAAGTTTCACTGCATGAGAAGCTAAAATAATATTTAACCATGTTTTTCCAATACCCTGTGGTGCAAATAATAACACTAAGTCACCACTTCTCATTCCACCATCTGTTCTTTGATTCCATTCTTCAAAAGGGAATGGTATAATTTTTTTATTATCGGTTCTATATCTTTCTTCAAGGTCTTTTCCATAATCATGTCCAACTTCTCTGTCTTGACCTAATTTTAAAGCATTATCAATGATTTTTCTAATATCATCATATTGTTTATATTTCATTAAATCAGCACTTGTCAAAATTGCTTGTTCCAAAGCCTTGTCAACACAAAAGAATCTATACTCATCTCTAACATATTCACAATCAGTTCTACTTAATTTATAACATGTAGAAATATTTTCAGCAACCCTTTTACAAAATTCTATCATTTTATCATCACCTGCTTCTTTTTTGAGTTCTAATTTAAGCCACTCTTTATCGGGGGTTGTATTATTTTTATTATAATATTCCAAAATCTTTTTTACAATCCACTTCTGTGTGTCGTTTTCATAATGGTCTAAGTTTATTGCATCTTGAATTGTATCAAGATATTCTTTATCCGTTAATAAAAGATGTAAGATTTTATCTACAAACTCTTTGCCGTATTCTTCTAATGATTCTAATGACATAATTTAAAAATTTAATTGTTTTATTTATTTAATCGTGAAAATATTTCTCCAATCCAATTTAAAGGATTCATTAATAATTCTTCCATTTGGTCTTCTTTAATTAATTTATAAAAATCCATTGGGAGAAGTTTTTTATTTAACTTTAATGCTTGTTCAATTTGTAACACATCAATATCTGTAAAAAATATGTTTGTTAAATCCATCAATTGTGTATTAATGTTTATAATGGATTTTGAATTTAAAACATTAGAATATTTTATTGAAGGTTTCTTTTCTTTTAATTTTTCTTCACAATATTCATAAAGTTCTGTTATTGTTATTTTTCTATTTTCTAAAAACTGTGGAAAGTATTTTAATAGCGTTTTTAATTGAAAACCATTAACATTTGGAATATTATCTGAATTATCTCCTGTTAGTATTCTATGTAATAAAAAATTGATTGGGTAAATTTGATACTTTTCAAATACTTTTTGTTCATTAAAAAATTGTTTTGAATTGGGGTTGTAAATTTTTACATTTGGGTTCAATAATTGTATAAAGTCGTTATCGGTTGAACATATTATTATGTCATTATCCGTTTCCAACTTCTTCGTCAAATAAGAAATGATGTCATCTCCTTCATAATTGTCTATGCAAATCATTTTGATAGGAAGACATTGTAAGTAGTCAATGAATCTAAATAGTTGAGATTCTTTGGCATTTTTTTCTTGGTCTAAATTGTCAAACATTGAAAAATTACAAACTTGTCTTTCATGTCTATTTGCTTTATATTGGGGATAAATATTTTTTCTTGAATGTGATGAATTTTCACCATCAAAAATCATTATCACTTCATTCGGAGATGTGTTTTTGATAACACTTCCTAATGAATATAAAGTTCCCAAAACACCACCAACATGCTCACCCGTTTTATTTCTTGTCTGCACTGTGGAAAAACATCTTATAAAAAGATTCATTCCATCAATTAGTAAGATTTTATTTTTTGAATTTTCTTCTTCGACTGGATTTTTTAACTTTGAAAGAAGATTTTGCAAAGATTCTTTTGACATAATTCTTTATTTTAATGTTAAAGAGGAACTTTTTACATTCCTCTTTTAAATTTATTCAACTATTTTCAAAAACCCATCTACGATTCCAACATTAATTTTATTTGTTCTTAGAATTGGATTTCCAAATGTGTTAGATACATAATAAGAATATTCACATTCAAACTTTTTATCAATTTCAACGATTGTTAAATCAATAATGTTTGGAAATAATTCTCTTATAAAACCATCTACTTTTTTTATCATTCTATTGTAAGTTCTTCTTCGGGGTTATCATCATTTACATCAAAATCTGTTCCACCAAGAATGTTAAGCCATTTATCACCATGCTCTTTTTTATAATTATTAATAGCATTTGGTGTATCTTTTATAAATCCATGTGGGGTTGCAATAATACTTCCATTTGTTGTAATCCCATCAATATGGTTTTTGTTCAATTGAACTTTTGTTCGCTTGGCAAATTCTACTGTTTTTCCACCTCTTGTGGCAGTAATTTTTGAAGTTCCACTTGTTGAAACTCCTCCAAATTGAATTTGATACACACAATCGAAAAACATTTTATCACCACATGAATTTTTCAAACTTGGCATCGCTCCATATGTCATAGGTTTTTGCACCCAAACTTTGTTCACAATTACAAATGTATTTGTATAAGGATAACCATCTTTTCTTGATAACATAATTTTTTGATTAATGTTATTTCCGAATTGAGTTGACATAGCACCTGCATTCCATTCGTTATTATTTTTGTTACTATCAATACTTTGTTGAGAAGGAACACTACCAACACTATCCCATAGAAAACACAAATCTCTTGGAAGTTTTCCTGCTTTTTGGTCAGACATTAATTGATTCATAAATGCTGCAACGTCCTCAATACTGTTCAAACTACTTCTGTCAATATAAATGAAATCACCACCGTAAAGAATTTCTCCCGTTTCTTCATCAATATCTTCTGTTACTTTCAATCCCATTTGAATTGCATGACTCCATGACCATTTCATTTCTGTAATAATAATTACAGGGAGTATTCCTTGTCTTTGACAACCTTTAATGGCTTCTAAAAGAGCCGTTGTCTTACCTGTATCAGAATGTCCTCTTAGAATTGTTATTTGACCCATTGGAATCCCTTCAATTCCTAATGATTCTTGTAAAGCATCCGAAACTTTTATAAATTCCTGCTTTTTAAATTTTGTATTTGAAATTAGATTTTTAGACTTTTTAAAAGCTGTCAAATCAAAATTTCCCGTATCTGTTGAAACTGTGACAGCATTTGAAATCTTATCACTTAACTTTGTTTTAGCCATGTTTGAATTAATTAATTTTGAAAAAATTGGGAGAACTTTTAAATTCTCCCTTAAATGTTGTGAAATTGATATTAATTATCGTCAAACATCTTATCAAAATCTTCCAATTCTTTTTCGACACTTGATGCCAATTTCGGTGAAGGTTTACCTTTTGTAACAACTTCTCTTACAATAGTTTCTTTTGGAGTTTCTTTCTTAACAACTTCCTTTTTTTCCTTTTCGTCTTCTTCGTCTTCTTGGGCTTCGTAATTACCTAACATTTCTTGCACTTTCTTTTCAAAAAGTTTTACCAATTCATCATTATCTTTTGTTTGATAATATGAATAAACATCGGGAATATTTGAAGTCCATTCTTCAATTTGGTCATCTGTTCCCAAAGCACTTTCTTTAACTTTTGGGTTAATTGAAACCATTTCGGGGTAAGAACGCTGTGGTTTTGAATTTGGAATAATTGTCTCTGTACAAGTTATTCTTAAATCACGACCTTGTGATTCATCTGTTACATCACCATATTCATCCGAAGACTTTTCAGAGAACAAACTCATCACCATTTCTACCTTGTTAACAGGAACATCCCACATTTGAACACCCTTATCTTCTTCATTTCTTACAATGATAGGGAAATAAAATTTTTGATTTGTTTTAAATTTACTTGCCAAATCCTTATCCTCTTGCGTACCCTTTCTCAATTCATAACAAGTGTTTTGAATCGGGTCTGCTGTGTAACCACCGAATGAATTTGGGGAAAGAATTGGGTATGAAGCGAGTGTTCCGAAATCATAATACTTCACCAAATAATATGGTAGGTCTTGATTTTGTGGAAAAACCATTCTAACAACATTTTCACCAATTTTTGGTTTCCATGCGATTTCTTTAATTCTTGCAACATCTGTTGATGTAGAACCACCTTTGTTTGCAGCAAGTGCTGCACGAATTTTCTCTAAACGACTTTGTGACATGTTTACTTTGTTTTACTGTGAATAATTAATTGAAATTTAAAATCTTATTAGTTTGTGTGTATTACGTCATTAATTTTTGTTTTCAAAATTTTAAAATCACCTTTTTGTGTTAGTAAAATAGAATTTTGAAATAGTTTCCAATCAACATTATAATATCTTTCTTTTGTCTTTGTTGAAATGTAATTTGTTAAAGCATTGATTGTATAAAGTGTATTTGTTTCTTTTTTACGATGTACAGAAATTGTCTGTGGAAAAATCGTTGTTGTTGAAACATTATTAAAATCCACATTATATGTTACAATCATTTCATTTGTATCGGGGGATTCTAAAACAAAAATTTTATTGTAAAGAACATCGTATTTCGCTTTAACATTTTCTAATGTAAGGTCTAAATTTTCCTTTGTAGAAAATGTACATAATAACTTGTTGTTTTTTCCTACGTTTGTAGAATTTTCATAGTCGTATTGGTTCATCTTTTATAAATATATTTAATTTTATGGGTTTGATTGGTTATAATTCATTCATCTCATTAAAGTTTTTTCCATAAGAAATTGAAACTTTGTAATTATCTTCTGTTTCAATTATTTTTTTCAAATCCTTTAAAATTTCTTTTCCATCTTCTTTATGCCAATCTATTATAAAACTATCAAATTGATATAAAATTAACTTTGTCAATTTACCTTTAAGAAAGTCTTGTATATTCAACAACGTTTTTACATTCAATTCAGTTTCACAAATTCTAAAAAATATTGAAAAGATGTTTTTTGTTGTAAACGTCTCATGAAAATATATTTCTTTTGTAAAGGGTGATTTTATAAATCCATTATTTTCAAATCCTTCTAATAAATATTTTTTAAAGTTCAACACTTTTTTTAATAACTCTGAATCATGTTCTGTATTAAGAATTTCGGAAAACATTATTTGAAAAAACTCATTCTTAATTTCTTCATGTTGCTCTTTTTCTAATGCTTGTAATTCTGTTTTATGAATTTCATTGTATAATTGTGTATAAACATCCTTATATTGCAATTCATGTTTTAAAAGTTTACAAAGTATTGAAAGATGAAAACCTTTATAATCGTATTCAAATAAGTAACCATTTGATGAAATAATTAGTTCCCTGCTATTATTATTCTTTGGGAGATTTAATAAATTTATTGAACTCTTTGACATCGTTGGTCTCAATGAAGGATTGTACAAATTATAGGATGTATAATACCCCTTTTCTTCGATATAAGACGTTTTAATTTGTTTTTGATACAATGACTCCAATAATGTTTTTGAAACTGTTATAGGGCTTATTTCTAAGGTAGAAAAGGCTCTTATGTAAGATTTTTTGAAAACGCTTTGACTCAATTCTTCTATTCTTATTTCAGACTTTATTATTTCAAATTTTTGACAAAAATATTCTATATGTTTTGTAATAGGAATGTATTGGTTCAAAGATTTTGAAAAATGATATTTCGAGGGAACGTTTAATAAATTCATTTCCTCAAATTCATAATTTATACCATTTGCAATTCGCAAATCAAGAACATTGTCTTTTTCTAAAAAATATTGTAAAGATTTTTTATCAAAGACAATTATTTTTTCAAAATTGTTTAACAATAATTCATTAATCTCTAAAATTTCTTGTTTAGGAAGTTCATTATGAGAAATGTTTATGTAAGCAAATTTATTAGAATGTATGTCTTGAATAAAATATCCCAAAATTTCATTTTTCATAAAATGAAAAGAAGAATTTGACCAAAGTGGTTCTAAATAAATTTCTTTTGAAAAATTTTGCAAATTGATATTAAAAAACATATAATTATTTTATTTTTCCAAATTATTTTCTAAAGGTGAGTAGTAAAGTTTACAATGGTCACATTGAATTTTACAAAATTTATTTCCTTCAATTTGCGATTGACAATAACTAAATTTCTCCTTCTTTTGATATGG